GGAACCATTCTACCGTAAGAAACGCCTCTTGGGTTAACGATACCGATACCGATAATCTCGTTAACAACCCAGCCAAGCTTGAGTTGCTTTGGCTCGTCAGCAGGAAGAACCTCGATGTCCTGTCTTATTGGCATGACACCAACAAACTCTGGATCTGCACAGGCAAAGGCCTCGCCTGATGGGACAACCTTGGAGACGATGATATCGGCACCAAAGATATGACCATAGAGACCAGTCTGAAGAAGCTCTCTCTGTGTAACTGGATCAACTGATGAAGCGCCACCGGCACCAGCAGACTCCCAATCGAGAATGTCTGTGAACTGGTTGATGTTAAGGAAGTACTTGGAAGTAACTAAGTCCCAACGATCAATCTGCTTCTTGAGTCCAAGCATACCAGACTTGGTGAGCTTGTTTGCTGCACCAGAACCTGATGGGCCAGTTTGATCAAGCTCAACCACGGTATTCTCGCCGCCAAGTGTTGTATCGCCAGCAAACTTGAGAGCTGAGAAGACGTTAGCGTCTTCCTGAGCCTGAATCTCTTGACGAGCCTTCTGCTGGGCACGATCAATAACATTGAATCTTCTTCTCTTGACTTCAGCAATTCTGACAGTTGGGTTTGAGACAATCTCAAACTCTGGAATTGTAACGCGGTCACCGAAAACACGGGACTCTGGGGCAGTACCATTTGCAGAGATGACAACTGCAGCTACATCGATGTCACGGTCATAAACTGGAAGTGCGCCCTGTGGAAGTGGATCTACAACGAGTGCCTTTCTAGCTACGCCTTGGTAGTCTAAGTTTCTGCGAATTGGATTGGCCATTGCCTGACCAAGTGCAATCTTACCCTCTTGGGTCATGAGTGCTTGCTTGATCATCTCATCTCTCTGGTCCTCATTGAGTGAAGATGCCATTGCCTGTGCTGATGAGCTTGGCTGAAGGTCTTCAATGATGCTTGCATACTTTACGATTGCGGAAAGAGCATCTTGGACTGAGGCTGCATTTACTTCGCCATTTGTATTGAAAATATTTGACATAATTTAATGCTCCTTTATATTATAGTGCTTTGAGGTAGAGTGCGTAGAACTCAACAGTTGCTGGTGTTACACCAGCGGCTGTTGCAGTGGTTGATACAAGTGATGTATCTCTTACTGCACCAAGTGAGATACCAACTGGACCGGAGGTGGCAGAAACGCCTGTCATGGTTGAGCCACCGAGGTAGCCAGCAGCGTTTGAGTAGACCTGAACATTTACTGCTAAGCCGCTAAGTGGAGCAACTGCGCCAGCGGTTGCTGGGGTTCCAGAAATACCGTAAAGACCTGCTGCGTGCCAAATGGTAACCTTGCCAGAGCCGCTAGTTGTTTGTGGTCCAACTACAACAACACCAGTTGTGTTTAGTGTGCCAAAGCCGGTTCCCTTACCAACTGCTGTGCCAATTACGGTGCCAAAGCTAGTTCCGTAGCCAGTGGTTCCTTCATCTGCAAGTCCACCAAATACCTGACCACTAGTTGGGAGGGCACCAGTGGCTAGTAACTTTGCGCCTGGGGCGAAAGCTAGTGCGGTGGTGCCTGCGCTAAGAGGACCGACTTCGGTTACGTCTGCTGCGGCTAATTCGCTGCCACTTGCGGTAGCTGCATTTACCCACTCACCGCCTGCAAGAGTTGTGCCATCAACTAGGTCGAATTGACCAGCTGGCTGCAATCCTGGCTGTAATAATTTTAATGCCATATTATCTCCTTTGATAAAAATTACGTTTAAGAATTTACAAAATTAACTTTTCTTTCTCAAGGCTTCTTGGATGAAGGCATATCTAGCTCTATAGTTTCCAGAGGGAACTCTGAAAGCTATATCTTCCATTGCCTTGCTTCTTTCGGAGCCATTCTCTACTAGACCACCTTTTCCGATTGCCTCAGCCACAGTAATGGCTTTTGGATGAGCTTCGTGAACTAAATCCGCTCCAGTCTCATCATGTAAATCGTAAAGTTTTTCGTAGTCTTCTTTTTTCTTTTTTGTTTTTTCATTATGCAGTTTTGAGAAACCTGAATAATAAGCCTTCATAAATTCATCATCTTGAAGATCCTGTACGGCATCTTTAAAATAACGATTTGAAACTTTGTCTGCTTTCTTAGCAAATTCATAAGATGGATATTTATTAGTAGAATTATTTATATCTTCTGCTTTTTTATGAAAAAAATCATTCTGACCTGATGAGAAGGCTTGCATTGGGTCATTAATATCATTTTGCATAAAATCATCTGCATCTGACATTCTATTCATATTTTTAATAGCCCTTCTTTCTTCTCTTGTCATCTTCTTCTGAGATGTTCCTGCCATTCCAAAGTCTCCTCTTCCAGCATTCTCTTTGCCCCTACCATATCTCTTGCCTCTTTCTCCCATCCCAAGGAATGTGCCTTTGGAAGAGAAGAGTG